AGTATTGTTGTTAACAATTGGAGTAAACTCTGGCCCTTGACTTATTTGTCCAGCAAAACCTGAACCCACATTTGTATCTTCAATAGGAGTAAGGGCACCGTTAGTTGTTTCTCTAACGTTAAATCTAGCACCATCTGGTATTGGACCATTTGCTGTAACGTTTGCTTTCCAAGCGCCGTCTATTGGATTAACATCAGCATTGAATCTTACTTGAACCATTTGCGTTGAAGCATCTTGTTGTGGATACGGCCTTAAATCCCAAGCAATGTCTAAAGTAGATTCTGTTGTTGCATATGTAATTCCAGTTCCTGTACTCCAAGTTGTCCAGTCCCAGCCTGCAATAGAAATTGACGGAGCATTTGGTGTTGTATGGTATGTGCCACCCTCATTTACACCAAACGTAACTGTTGCATTTGATCCTACATAAACATTGTTATAGAGAGTCCCACCCATTAATAAATCAAATGGTAGATTCATTCTAACTCCAGCATCATCTACACCAGCCAAAACATTTGTGCTAGTTCCAATGGTTGCTTGCAAATTATTAACTGCTGTTTGTGCATTATCAATTGCAATGTTGGCTTGAGTTAGTTCCGTTTGAGCAGTTGCTTGTGCTGTAGATGCTTCTGTTTTTGTTGTAACTGCTTCAGATATTGCTGTCTGAGCCTCTGTTATTTGTGTTTCTACATTATTTATAGCAGTAGTTGCAACAGTTACTGTAGCCTTTGCGTCTTGAACTACCTGAGAACTTTGATCTATTGGAGTAGTAGATAAATCAACATTACTTATAGTGTTAATAGCAGTTTGAACATTATTTATTTCTGAATTAGCCAAAGATATTTTTGATGCTACTTCTGTTGTTGCAGATTGGGCTTGGGAATATTCGGCTTGTGCTTGCACCACTTCAGTGGTTGCACTTATTGTAGCATCTATAGCCTCCTGAACGGCTGTAGTGGCACCTGCAAGGGCTGTGTTAACTGCTTGTTGAGCAGGACTTACAACAACCTGTTCCTGATTATCTGTCGCTCCAGCGTGATCTGGAGACATAATACCAAAAATTGTAAAGCATAAACCTACCCCAAAGACTATTAATAGTTTTTGTTTAAGTTTATTCAATTAGAGGGCATCTCCTATGTTTATCTATATTAATAATTATATCATTTTTTATTTAATTACACATAGGAAAAACAAAAAGAAAGGGAGCCAGTTTCCTGACTCCCAAACTTTATATTAAGTAATTACTTAATTTTTAACTTTTTCATAATTTTAGCAATTAATGCGGTAAGAGTAGCAATTTTTGCATTTAAGTCAGCAATTTGACTTAGAATTGCAGCATTAGCAACTGCATTTGCATCTCCAACTGAAGACTTAGCCTCAATTGCAACTGATGTTGCTAGAACCTTACCTGTAACAGTAAATGGTCCAGCAGTGAGCGGAGCATAAAGATTCCACACTGAAACTCCATCAACAAGAACTGGAGACTTTGACCCTACAAGGGTAGCGCCACCAAGTTGTGTTGAAGAAATTAAATCTTCAGAAAGAAGATTAGTATAAGTTCCGTCAGCAACTGGAAGACCAGAAGCATCTAGTGCTTTAAGAGTAAACTTAACAACTTCTCCATTTACATATACATCTTTAGCAAAACTAATTGCTACAGAAGAAACTGTAGAAGATCCAACACGCATTGTTGTTGAAGTTGAAACAGTTGGAGATGTTGCATCATTTTTAAATGTAAATGTAGCAGATCCTAGTGAAACACCTTGAACTGCAAAAGTTGCAATTCCAGACACTGTTGTTGCAGACCCTGTAATAGTAGCAACTGAAGTTAGATCTGAAGAAGCAACTACTGTTGTTCCGTCAGCAACCAAGTTACCGTTTGCATCTTTGATTGTAACTTCAATAGCACCAGTATTAGCACCTACCTTAAGAACACTAACCTTCTTTGCAGCAGCGTATGTAGCAGCCACGCCAGAGAAAGTAAATGTCTTCTTAGCAAGAACTGTTGAACCGCTTTCAATTGTAATTGTAGAGACACCTGGTGTGCCATCTCCAAATACGTTAATAAAGTATTGTCCTGCTGTGCCAGTTACTGCACGACCTTGTAGTGCTGCGCCAGCCTGTGTTGTTGCAAGTCCAACAAATCCTGGACCTGAGACGGTAACAGAAAGTGTTCCATTTGTAATTGCATTATTAAGTGAATCACGAAGATCTACCTTAATGTTTGCAACTGCATTTGCAGCAGCAGATTGTGCTGCCATAGGACCAACTACAGCAACTGCATTTGTTGTTGCATCAGGAGCAATTACTCCTTTTGCAGAATATACTGTTGTATATGAAGTTGATGGTGCTAGTGAACCAGTAGATGTCCATGAAATTGCTTTAACTACTGGTGTTCCTGGAATTCCAGTACCAGAAGTAATTGGAGTAACAGTTACTGTAGATGTACCAGCAGTAGGACTTGAAATAATAAGAGTTGAAACTCCTGCGCCTACGTTGCTAGTTGTAATTTGATAATAACCATTAACTGGCGTTAACAGGGTAGTGTTTGATCCTGCAGATGCAGATACAATTGAACCTACACCAGACAAAGTAACAGTTGCTACCGTGTTTGTGTCTGTATTAATTGTAAGAGTTGCAAAACCACCAATAACCTGAACACCGTTTGTGGTGTCGTACATTGTTGTATTTACAATTGTCGGAGCAGCGTTTGCTGGCGTAGCGACAAGTGTAGTGCTAGTCAAGGCTGCAGCAATGACAATAGCAATTTTCTTGAATGAATTCATTTTTCTCCTTGTTTGTTTTATATTAAGTTAAGTTTATCTAAGAAATCCTTAACGTCGTCAGGCATTTCTCGATTACCTAATTCTACCATACCTTGCTGCTTCTCCGCAAGTCGTGTTGCAGAACTCCATGTGTGGACATCTATTTCTGTATTATTAGTCTTTTGTGTATGAGATATCGCCCCAAATACCGCTCCACAAACAGCATCGGCTAAGTCCTTTGATTTTTTACGAGGATGATCAACCCTGTTACCCTTCATTATTTTTAATTCTGACATTTCTTCTAACAATATCGGAATCATAGGTATGGCGACACGCTCTTCATAAATCATCATTGCTAAATCTTCATAATGTTTTTTAGCAACAGATACGGTCTCTGTTCTAATTCCAACGGCTTGTAATTCATTTTGAATATCAAATGATTGCCAACGGTCAAAAGAAACCATGCCAATATTAAAACCTTCTCTACGTAAATTAATAATCCATTGCTTTACTTCTGACAGATTAACTGGTCCCTCTGCTCTTGGCTCCCACCAGGCAACGGCATCAACAACTACAATTGGTGCTACCTGCTCATAATCTTTTATAACCTGAATATTAACCCACTTGTCAACATGTGCAATAGCAACGGCACACTTGTCATGTTTTTGTGCAAGATCAGCATGAATATAATACACTTTTTCTGGATCTGCTTTAAAGGTTTCATCAAACCTTCTAAATGAGTCTAGTGGATTTCTAGTATTCATACATTTTTCTAATTTTTCTTTTTGTTTAAAAAATGCATCAGATGCAAAGGTTGGAACACAAGCAAAACGCATCATCGCATCACCTAAGTCTGTATAAAATGCTAATTTAAAATCATCTATTTTACGAGTAGGGTTTACTTCCCATGTTGGTCTTTTAAGGGCTAAAATTTTTGGAACTTTGTATGAAACTATGTCATCTTCTTCCCAATTAATTTCAAATTGATTGTTTGGATCGTCGTGTGGCAAATTTTCATTCATAATAAAAATGTGTTTTTTTTCTACCGTTTCTTTTTCTGCAATTACGTCGTCATATCTTTTAGAAATAAAGTCTCCTTGATAACGAGGAAATGAAAGTAAAACTACTTTACCAAGATCTGGGAAACGAGAATCTACAGAGCCACGGAATGCTTTATAAATATTTTCTGCAGTCTTACCTTGTTCGTTACCAGTGCCAACTTCGGATGCAAAACCAGAAATTTCATCAAGCACAGCAAGCAACAAGTTCAAACCTTCATGTGACTCTCTTTCTGAGTGACCAGAGTAAACGGTAATTGATTTATCAAACTCAACGCTATCAGCCTTTGCATTATACTTACCTGCAAACCAAGGTGATTTTTCAATCTTTGTTTTAAATCCTTTAAAGAAAACGTTTTTAGCCTGTTGTGCGTTAATAGCAACGTTAATTAGATCTATTGCATCTCCACTTGGTTTTCCGAAATATCTTGCAGGATCTTTGAGACATAATAACTTATAAACAATATAAGCGCAAGCAACAGTAGAGGTGAAATCTTTACCAGAACCTTTGCCCAACTGTAGGATAATTTCGTTTTTTGTGTATTTTTCATAGTATCTTGCTCCTTCTACAGATCCATATAGTTCCTGCAAGTCTTCTTTTTTATATACCTGGCTCATTGCCTCTACAATGTCATATTGAATTGCAGATAATGGTGGTTGCCCCAAATAGTCAGAAGACTCAACAAATGTTTTAGCGTCTACTGGCTTTTCTTCAAAATGGTTTTCTTTTAATACTTCAAGAAAATCATTGAACATCGTGGACAATTGTAATCACTTCTCCTTCTTTGGCAATTTGAGAAAGACGTTGCATAATTAAATCACGAACCTCTGGGTGTGTTGAAGCAATCTCCCTAAGAATTTCAACTAGGACTTCTTGACGTCTTTCAATTTGAACCATCTCTTCTGCAAGTTCTTTGTTTTCTAACAAACCAGCCTTTTGCAACATCTCAATTCTAGATTTTTCAATATCCATAACCAACTTAATTGCTTGAGTCTTTGCGCTAAGATTATTTGT